GATGGCTGTAGTAGACAGGCTGGACGATTGCCACAGCAGTGTCATTATGATACCACCTGCAAACATGTATAACGGGTTGCCCAAAAACCATGAAAGATGTTCTATGTTGCCCATAGATTTCATGCCACCAGAGAATGTCTTCAAGCCTATGTAGAATATAATCAAGCCTACTAAAGCTGTTATCACAGGGTTTCCTAAGTCCATCCTACTTACTCTCTTCCATAGCTTTTTTCCCTCCGTCACCTGTTATCACCTGACCCCGACAGAGTGCCGCGCTTCTTTCTGTCAGCTAGTTTCTCCAAATTCTTCTCCATGATGTGGCCCAAATCCATGTCAAGTTCTTCGGCAAGCACGGCGCAGTACCAAAGTACATCACCAATCTCGTAAGCAATCTGTGTACGTTTGTCGGCATATTCTTTGTTAGTCAGATAGCTGTGTGAAGTTTTGCTTGCGCCATCACGGATAAACTTCTTGACTTTGTTAGCTATCTCACCTGCTTCCCCCGTGAGGCCAAGAGTAAGATACTCCATAGCCATATCTTTAGGGAAAATGGCCGTGTCACATGCAGCGAGTTGATACGCTTTGGCTGTAATGCCATACATTGATTTCTCCTTCATCCACTGTTTAGCCTCTAGTTCTAAGTCCATTTAGCTTCTCCAAGTTTTTAAAGTAGGCGGCTTCCCACCCCCGCTGCCACTCCCGGTAAGGAGTGGTCTTGGGTTTCATGGGGTTAGCTACCTGCCGATAGCGTTTGCCAAAACGTGGGCTATCGAACTGCTCTACTCTGCCAAAGGCTTTAAAGCCTGCTGCAAAGTTATCAGCTAGATTCTTGTTCATCCTCTTTAGTCTCCACATTAGTTTGCCACAAGTTCAACATTGATAGTCTGTCTTCGTGCATAGCCATTTTATCTAACTCTGCTTGAATGGCTTCCATTATGTCGGAGTGTTCACCAATACCTGCTGGGTTAGTTAGATATATGTCTATGTTAGTCCTATGCAGATTGATATTTCCAATCGCATGTTGCCTAAGAACTTCTAGCATTTGATTTTTCATTCTGTATTTCCTTACTCATCTCATTCATTGCATGTACGTTGAAGATGTTGATTGCCTTTATCCGGTCAATCTTAAACCACTCACCCCGACGCTCGTCAGCAAAATGTGCGAAGGCTTTGTGCATCTCTCGTTCTTTAACATGACGATCTTCTGCAGTCAAGGTAGCAATTACACTGTAGTCGCGGAAGGGTGAAGAGGTTTGATACCCATTCAGTCGATCCTCAGATGATACGGCTTTGCCAACCTTAACCCATTCAGGCCATGCATCGTTAACGATGATGTATACCTCTCCAAGTTCTGTACTCTCAATCTTGGAGTGTGACCACGCATCATCCAGAGACTTGTATCGTCCCGGTTTATGAAGTGGATGCGAACTAGGGATATACTTGCCGTTAACAAACATACGATTAGTATTCTTGGCGGCATGTGTAGATACACGCTGGCGATAGCCGCTGGGGCTTTTGTACCACCAATCATTGTCCTCAAAGACTGCTTCACTTTTTGTGTAATTAGCGACATTATCTTTTTTGAACTTTTTCATCAGCATTTTCTTTCTCCTTTTCTCTTAGTTTCATCCACTCTTTGTAGCAAGGGTGGTGACGAGGAGGATTATATTGCACCCACCCGTCACCTTGCTTCCATATTAGTATACCCTTACTCATTTGTCAACACTTTTCTTTTGCCTGAACCTGTGCTTGAAGAATACAACCACGTTAATAGCGGTGTTTACAGTGATGGCAAACAATAACCACCACTGCCACCAGTTAGGCATGTCTGCACCTTCAATCATGCTGCGGCTATATCCACTACTTCACAGACACCTGCCGTACATGCCAACTCTCGTCCGCCTGAAGTAGTATCTTCCTTCTCATATTCACGAAGCAATTCCCAGTTTACTTTCTTGGGCATTTGCTTTAGCATCTCGCCATACTCCTCGACGGTGCAGTCTTGGTAGGGTGCTTGCTTGTATGTATGCTCACTGAATGGCAGGAAGCTGATGCCTGATACCTCATCAAAGTGATTGTATACCCATGCTCCTACTTCCATCCACTCATGCTCTTTCACAGAGATGGTGACAGACGGCTTGTGTTCACACCAGTGACGCTGATACAGGAGCCACAGTTCAAGCTGTTCAATGGCAGTCATGTCAAACCGGGTGACTGCACTGTGTGGTGACTTCATTGGGAAGCTGAACACTGTTGTGCTGTCTGGTTTCATTACATCTGGCTCTGCCGGTATGCCTTCAGAGACAAGGAACTGTGTGATTGGGTCTTTGTTGTCACCACGCACTGTCCGAATGTAGTATGGGTTGTGACGAGCATGAATGCCAGAGGCACTGTCTACAAGCTGTGAGACTGTACCAGACGGTTTGACGCAGGTGATGGCCGCAGACGGTGCAATACCAAGCTGTTCAGCCATAGCTGCGTTGGTAGTAATGGCTTGTTCTTTGAGTGCATTCAAGGTAGCCCCAATGTTCATGCCAAGATGTGTTGACTTACCAGACATCATAGCGTTGTCCATGATACCTGTTAGTGATACACCAAGAAGCCTTTCTTCCTCTGTATTTTTCTTCCACACGTTACGCAGATACTTGAAGTCAGTCAGTGTGGATTGGAACGTGCCAAGAATAGTGGCTAGACGAACCTTCTCTGTCAGAGACTGTTGCGTGTCAGAAGAACGGACTACAACCTCTGATAGATTACAGAACTGATACGGACGCAGGATGATCTCGCTACAAGGATTACACCCAAACTCTTGTTCTGCATCACGCCGACCATTAAGAGACGCTTGTTTCTTAGCGGCCTGCCTATTGAAAATACCACGCTCACCTGACTTACTCTCGTATAAAGCCAGCCACTCACGCATGAAGGTATCCATGTCTGGCTTGAACTTGTAGGACACGCTGTTGTTTGCAAGCGCACGTTGTCCTTCGTTCTCCCACCATTGTCCTGACTTAGCATGACGCATCTGCGTATCACCTAAGTTGGACAGACTGATGAGTGCGCTACGCCGTACCCCGCCTACGACGACAACCTCACCAATCTTACACATGATATCGTGACACTCTAATGGGTAGAGCCTACGACCTGCAGCGTTTGTGATCTTGTCGATGACAAACTGAAACAACTCCTCAAGAGGGGCGGGTCCAGAAGCGCGACCACCGAATGTCTTCAGCCTTGCGCCTGCAGGTCTTACCTCTGACACATCCCACTTTGGAATTTGTCCTGCATACAGCAAAGAGATCAACTCTCGCAATGCTCTTGCCCAACCCGGACGGCTGTCGCCCACCTTGATGACTGTGTCACTGTTCTCAAAGTGTTCGTTAATGATAGGCAGCTTATCGACGTTCTCACGCTCAACAGAGAAGCCTACGCCTGTGCCGCACATTAGTATATACATAGTCTCATCGAAAGCGCGGGTGTTGTCCACTGGTACGTAGGAGCAATTGTAGCCGCCTACGTGGCAGCGATCCAACGCTGGGCCAGCGGTCATCAATGCTCTCATGCTAGGCATAATGTCTTGGTTTAAGACAGCCTCTTCTAGTTCTGCACGAAGTTCATCTGACAACGCATAGTTGTATTGTTGTCCAAGATGTTTTTCCATGTAGTCAAAGTATCTCTCAACCGTTTCACTCCAAGTCTCTCGACGTTGCTCATCATCTTTCCAACGAGCGTACCGTGAAAGGGCGATAAAGTTTTGGTAATCTGTAGGCAAATAATTGTTCATTGCATCACTCCGTTAGTGTTTTTATGTGTTTGATTTCGGCACCGTCTACATCGTAAAAGTATTCACGTATGCCGTCTTCAATCTCTAAGCCGACATCCTCATCGGCAGGAATGGGGTATTCATCTGGGTCTACATCAATTGTGAGGAAGACTTTAACTCTCATCATAGCATCCCTCTACCTCCTCAATCAGCTTGGTTAGATACCACTGTGCTTTCTTGAGGTCTTCTGTACCATTCTTGTAGCGGTAACGCCACAGGTACTTTATAATATTGCCTTGCAAATAATACTCATAGCCATCACTTGTAGCTGCGGCAATGGCATCAATGCATTCGATACCCGCCTTGTTATAGTGGGGTGGAGAGTTTACCATGTCTTCTTTCTTGGTCTGCTTTGTATACTCTTTTGAGTAATACTCATCCATAAGTCTGTCCTCGTCTGGTTGTAACTCTTTCATCCTTGTCCGCATATACGTCTCGTAACGCATCATGCGCTCCCCCTTGTTCTGCTACCAAAGCTAAGATGCACAATGTTACCATCCTCTTTAGTGATAATCACTGCATCATCATCTTCTTCTACCACATCTTCATCGTCGTTGTCAACAACTTCCATGACATATTCGTGAACTAAATTTCGTAGGGCATCATCCTGCTCCATCAGCGGGATGGTTGCGCACATCATCTTACAGAAGTGCATAAGCTGTGTATATCCCTCATCATTAAGGGGATTGTCAGCTTGAGATATGATAGAAATATCAACCTCACCTGTCCACTCTCCATTTACTTCTGTCGGTCTTATCCGAATTACGAAGTCTCCTTCATCAATTGATTCCATGCGCTACCTCCTTTTCACTTTGGTTCCATTGAACTTGATAAACTCGGGATGCTTGTTCTTTCCCTTCTCTTTTAGCCAATCTTCTGGGATGATGCGGTCATAGTATTTGAACCCATACTTGATGCACCATTCTGCATAGGTTGACTTAGCCCCCTTACGTAGCTTACGTCTGCTGTTCTCAAAGACAAAGCGTATGTCCAGCTTGGGATGCTGCTTCTTGATTGCAAGATGCTTGCGTCTATCCGCCGCAGTGAACATACCCTTCGTCTCAATGATGATACCGTTGTCCAGCACAAAGTCTGGAGTATAGGTGCGGTACGCAAGGTCTTCCCATTCTATCTTAACCTTCTCATAGTCATACTTAACTTTGAGTTCGTCAAGGTAGACCGACAACTTGTGTTCAAGCCCACTCCTATACCCATACTTTCGTGCTGCACGAAATGCTGCGTGATTAGGCACTAGATTAGTCGCCGGTGGATACCCAAGGTACGGGTAAAGTCACGATACCCGATAGCTTTCAATTCCTCGCGCAGCACTTTATCTGCTTCTGCACGTGCCTCTATTGCAGCACGTACACCTGCTGTCTTACGCTCACGATATTCTTCGCGTAGTTCTGCGAGGTGTTTTTCTGTTGCTTTAATCTCCTCAAGCAACGTGTCCATATCTTCACTCATCATTGATACTCCTTTGTTAACGATACATATGCAACCGTCTTAGGCTGCTTTGCCTGTGACATTACGGCTGGGCGTTCTTCAAGCCCCGGCCAACAGGCAAAACGATAGCGGCAGAATCCGCACTCC